GTTGACATTTAGTAAGATTACTACATGTATCGAAATCAATTCATGAAGGTGATGCGATGAGCTATTCGACTAATGTGGGTTGTCTTATCATAAATGTAGTTGCTGGAAAGGCTGGTCCATCTATCCAAAGGGAGATTGAATCTTATCTATCTCACAATGGCATAGAATGGACGTCTGAAAGACTAAAGGCTATCTGGAATGCAGCTCTTCATTTAAGAGCTGGATCACCTGAATTAGCCCTAAAGGTCTATCAGAGTTCCTCAATATCTTATTGGAAGCACTCGGGTTACCCTAAGGGTCCCTTGGGCTATCCTGTTAAGATGTTTGTAACTTCGACAAAACCTCAAGCCATTAAGAGATGGGCATCAGTTCTACGGTTTTATACCGGTTTAACTCTTCCCTCTCCTTCCAAAAAACAGGTTGAGAAAGTCATAAATAATGTGACCTCTCCTCCTACTTATGGAAAGAAAGTCTTAGAGGCAAAAGAAGCAGTACGGAAACACATGAAGAGAATGTTCCATCCCCCAAAAGAGGGTTGGACATACAAAGTGGATTGGTTTTACGCCTCTTCCCTAAAAGGGAATAGTCGATATTACTCTCCACATCCTCTTCCAAAAGCAGTTAGAGATGATTACTATGCAAGTTTTCTTCATAGTTTCATGTCTACCCGCTATCTCCCTCCCTCTCTAATAAATGATGTTAGAGTATGGGATCGAGAGGTTTTCCGTAAACATCAACTTGAGAGACCCGATGAGTATGTTGGAAAATTATTCATACTCCAAGAGGGTGGCTCAAAAGCCCGGGCTGTGGCACAACCTAATGCAATTTGTCAATTGCAATTCAGGAGACTCCATGGTATCCTCAACAGGATCCAGAGGAAGATTCCCCAGAGTTGTGTTCATGACCAAGTTTCAGGCGTATATCATATTCTTTCTCATCTTGAGAAAGGGGGAGAAATCTTCTCCCTTGATCTAAGCTCTGCTACTGATCGATTACCGCGTGATATCCAAATGTCTCTTCTTGACACATTAGGTTTATCAAAGTACGCTGAGGCATTGGACCATATTTCGTCCCAAAAATGGACATTCCCGCAAGGGGGCTCAGAAGTTTCATATTCTGTTGGCCAACCTATGGGATTATATGGATCCTTTCCGCTTCTAAATCTGACAAATATTGCAATTGCTTCAACAGCAACTGATATTTATCTCAGAAAGTACAAACCACCATCAGTCCTCGATACCTATTATTTGGTATTAGGGGATGATGTAGTCTTCTTTCACGAAGGTCCCATGATAATCTATAAGAATATCATGAAGCAATTAGGGGTTGAAATATCACCCACTAAATCCTTTGAAAAAGGAATTGCTCAATTTGCCGGTTTCTTGTGTATAAAACCAAGATCCGACAAACCTTGGATCGCTTTTAG